TTTTCAACAACTCTTGAAGGCTTGAACATTCAGGCCGGTTCATTTATCAAAGTTGTTACTGAGTCAAGCCCTTATAGCAGCGCAAACAATGGGACAATTGATAGTTCTGGGGTTGTTACCAGCGTCATTGATTTAGCAGACGGCACCTACAATGTGATTTATTTCAAATCAGGATCCGATGAGGTTGAGGATGGAACGATGTTTGTTGCTGGCGGCATTGTGGCCGAAACAACATTCCACGACACAGTGTTCACGATCAAAAACGATGAAGTGAATACTAATACATACGTTGTCGAGCAACTGACATTTTCGGATCAAGGCACGGTTGATATTGTCGCGTCTGAGTATCCTTGCAATGATGATGGCAGCAGCCGCATCGTTGAAGCGATCAACGGTTCCTTTGACATCAAGTAATGGACTTTCCTGCACTGACACCAACCAGTCGTACGTTTGAGTCGGGTGATTTCCCGATCAAGACCTTCAAGGCGCAGAATGGCGCGGAAACGCGGATTCTGTATGGCAGCAACCGCACGAACATGAAGCTGCAGCTCACCTATGCAAACATCACTGACGCACAGGCTGAACAGTTTCTAGATCACTACGAGTTTGTTCGCGGCACTTTTGACACGTTCAATCTTGGTCAATCAGCGCGTGGTGGATGGGAAGGAAACAGTGATGCGCTCGGTGCTCAAACGACTGGCAACAAGTACCGTTACGAGAATTCACCTCAGCTTGCTCAGGTGCGCCCTGGAACGAGCACTGTTACAGTGAATCTGATTGGTGTGCTCTGATGGCGAAGGTCTACAGCGGCAGAGATGGAGTCATGCAGTTGTCAGGCACGACTCTCGCCAAGGTGGTTAATTTTTCGGTGCAGTCGAGTCTGGAAACACTTGAGACGACGACGTTAAGCGAAAATCTGCGTAGTTACGTTCCAGGTGTTTCAGGGTATAGCGGCAGCGCGACGTTGCTGTATTACAAGGACGACAGCAGCAATATCAACACAAGCAATCTGCTAGCCAACGTTTTCAAGACCGGAACTGACGGTGTTTCCAGCAGTCAAACTGTTGACCTGACGTTTCGCTGGGTTGATGGCACTGACAATAATGACATCAAGATGACCGCGTATATCACCAGCGCGAGCATTGGTGCGGCAACTGGTGACATCGTTCGGGCTGAAATCAGCTTCCAAGGCACTGGAGCACTGTCTACCGTAACGATCTCATGAGTGTTTATCTAGGCACGTTTGGTCAGGTTGAACTGCGTCGGCAGTTTGCAGATACAGACCTGCGCTCCACGGTAAATACCAGTGATGTCAACGGTAGTCGTAAGAGGCTTAGCTTTGATTTCCAGCGTGGGCAGTTGATAACGGGTGATCAGGTTGAGATTACAAGCACTGATGGCTCTGCGCTGTCCTTTATTGATAGCTACACAAAAACAAGCATTAAACGATTTATCAACGTAGATGAGCTTGGTGGGATTCGATTGTATACAGCTTATGCCGATGCGATCAATGGTGCGTTGGCCAATGCAATCACTCTTGCGGTCCCTTCCGCAAACGTACCAATCAGAGTATCAGTTGAAGATTCAGATTTTAGAATTGTTGCTCAGGTCAATAGCTTTGAACTGAATACACAGCGCGAGACTGTTGACACAACGGCATTGTCGGATGACTTTCGCAGTCAAATCAGCTCATTGATGTCTGGCTCTGGCCGGATGTCTTGCTTTTGGGAATATACAGGTGAAACAGTCAATCAAGTCCCGCAATACTTGTTGCAACTCGTTCTGCGTACAAAAGTAGGCAGTAAGTTTAGGGCAAAGTTCTATCTCAAAACATCTGGCCATAACCCAAGCGGCGTAGCAGCCAATGCCAATGATGAGATCTGGTACGAATTTGATGGTGTCTTAACAGCTTGCGCTACACAGTTCAGTCCATCAACTGCTGTGCAATTTACGGCTGACTTTGTCACGACTGGTGAAATACGCCTGAAAGTCAGCTTGGTGCCGTCTGACAAGCTCTTGCAGGAAAACAGCGATGACATACTCTTGGATCAGGATGGCACAGCTAAGCTGTTGCTAGAAAGCTCTGACGTTTAAGCCCCTGGAGGCTGCTCATCCATGGCCGATCTTAAAATCAGTGAACTGAGTGCTCTTGCAGGGGCAAACCTTGTAGCTGCTGATGAGCTGGCCATTGTCGATGACTCGGCAAGTGAAACGAAAAAGATCACAGTTTCTGATCTGATCGCCAATGGTGTCACGGTCATTAGTGACGATACGATCCCTGGCGCGAAGATCCTGTTTGCCGCTGGTGATATTGCAACTGCTGCCCTTGCCGATTCAGCAGTCACTACAGCCAAGGTTGCTGATGATGCAGTGACGGCAGCCAAGTTGGCAGATGAGTCAACTGTTGATCTTGTCACGACACTGCCTGCTTCTGGAGCGTTTACTGGTCAGCTTGCACTGGATACAGATGACAACAGCCTGTATGCGTGGGATGGATCTGCATGGCAAAGCCTAAAGGCTCCTGGTTCAATCAACACTGTCAGTGGCAGCACGACTGGCGAAGTCAACATTGTTGCGACGACAAGCGGATCAACAGTCACGGTTTCTGCAACGTTAGATGACACAACTGCTGCTGCTCAATTTTTAGCAGGTCCAACAGGTGCTGCTGGAACGGTTGGTTATCGAGCAATTAGCGGAACAGATCTACCAACAGCAACGACTACGGCAAAAGGTGGCGTCATTGTTAATGGCAATGGCCTGACGATGGATTCTGAAACCATCGAGATTGACAATACTGTCACGGCAAGTTCAACGCATCATGTTGTCACTTATAACGCTCAAGGATTAGTTACTGGTGGTCGTGTTATTGCATCTGCTGATCTGCCGATTGCTACTGCATCTGCTGTTGGTGGAGTCATCGCTGGTGATGGCTTGGCAGTTGATGCAAGCGGCAATCTAAGCATCGACAACACGGTAACAAGTGGAACCTACACGAAAGTCACGGTAAGCGCTCAAGGTGTTGTTACTGCTGGCGATACCCTTGCTGCTGATGATATTCCTGATCATTCTGCCGCGAAGCTGACTTCTGGAACGATTGGCACAAGTTTGATTGCCAATGATGCAATCACAGCCGCCAAGATGGCTGATCAATCAACAGTTCTGTTTGGCGGTGCATTAGGCAGTGATAACGTCACGATCTTCCCGTCTGGTGACTATAAGGGTCAGATGTTCTGGGATGAGACTTCAGAAGACCTTTATATCTACACAGGATCAGCATTTATCCCGATCACGGTGTTGTCGGGCAACTTGGTGAATGCTGGTGCGTATGACGCAAGCACAAACACGATGAGCAGCGTAACAACTGCTGGTTCATCTGCTGGTTTTTCTGCTGGTGCTGCATTGCCTGCTCCTGCTGCTAGCAACCTGAATCACTACGTTGTTGTCGATACGAGTGGAACGGGAAGTGGTGCGGCACCTGCAGTTGCTTTGGCTCCACCGGACATGTTGCTGTCTCAAGGTGTTGGGACTGAGTATGCGTTGATCGATGTATCGAACGCTATTGCCGGCCAAACTGCAAGCAACATTTCGTTTATTGCTAGCGGCAACATTGCGGCCACTGATGTGCAGGCTGCATTGCAGGAACTTGACACTGAAAAGCTGCAAAAAGCTGGTGATACGATGACTGGTGCGTTGGGCATCGGTACTGCTTCCAGCATTGTCTTTGAAGGTTCCAGCGCAGATGATTATGAAACGACGCTGACTGTTACCGATCCAACTGCAGATCGCACGATTACGCTGCCAAACATAACTGGAACAGTTGTCACGACTGGTGATACGGGCAGTGTTACCAGCACGATGATTCTGGATGGCACGATTGCCAACGCAGATATTTCTAGTACTGCAGAGATTGCAGTTAGCAAGTTGGCGAATGGTACTGCACGTCAACTGCTGCAGACTGATGCTGCTGGAACGGGTGTCGAGTTTACGAGCAATGTTGATGTACCTGGAACGCTGGATGTTACTGGTGCAGGCACATTTGATTCAACAGTAGGGGTTGCTGGGTTACTTAGTGCGGATGGAAAGCTTAATTATCCAGCTGGAACAGCAGCCGCACCAAGCCTGTATTCAGGCAGTGATACGGACACTGGCATTTATTCACCAGGATCAGATCAATTCGGGATTACGACAGGTGGCACTGCAGCACTAACAGTTGATTCATCACAGCGCGTAGGTATTGGCACTACGAGTCCTGATGCAGCAGCAAAGCTGGTTGTATCTGATAGCGGGGAAGAAGGTCTAGAAATACGCGCAGGATATAACGTCGGCGCAAGTGAGTTTATTGCCTACAACCGAACCTCTAGCACCTATATTGATTTACGTTACGATGCTGGCCATCATGCGTTCAAAATAGCTGGCTCAGAGAAAGCACGAATCGATAGCTCGGGCAACGTAGGTGTGGGGGCTAGTAGTCCTCGCGGCAAGTTAGAAGTTTCAGATGGCACGTCTAACACAGCAGGTGAAGCTATAAATGAAGCATATATTGTTGGTGCTACAACAGGAAGCAGTGAAGGTATTCTGACGATTCAATCAAATGATGCAATGGCTTCTGATAAAGGAGGCTCTATTGCTTTCGGTGGTCGTGCTGTCACCTCCAGCGCAGCCGGTGCTAACTGGGCATTTATTAACGGTTACAAGGAAAACGGAACGACTGCTAATTATGGCGGTTACTTGTCATTTGCTACAAGGCCAAATTCTGGGTCTATCAGCGAGCGGATGCGAATCGACAGCTCGGGCAACGTAGGGATTGGTGTTACGAGTCCTGCTAGGTCCCCACTGCATGTTCACAGAAACTCAACATCAGACGCAACCATTCACCTGACTAATAACTCAACAGGTTCTACGGATTCTGACGGTTTGAGTATTTTCTCTGGAACGGCCACTAGTGGAATTTGGTCCCGGGAAAACGTTGACTTCCGTATCGCTACAAATAGCATCGAACGCGTCCGCATCGATAGTGATGGCCGCGTAGGGATTGGCACTACTAGTCCTGCCCAGCCATTAGATGTTGTGGGAAATGTTAAATCAACAGGCCAATACTTAGCCGGATCAACAGGTGCAGCTACACCGGATTACTCATTCGCAGCAGACAATACTCTTGGTATTTTTTTTGTTTCTTGCCGCCTTGGTTTTGCAACAGGAGGAACAGAACGGGCAACCATCGACAGCTCCGGCAGGCTGTTAGTGGGCACGACAACTGAAGGTTATGCAGGTGCTGAAACATTAACTGTTGCTAATAGTTTTAATGCTGGCATAACAATCCGTACAGGCACAAGCAGCAACGGAAGTCTGGCATTTAGTGATGGTACGTCAGGGGCAGATGAATATAGAGGATTGATTCAATATCGCCACGCTGATAATTCAATGAATATCTTCAGCAATGGTACTGAGCGGATAAGGACTGATAGCACTGGATACACTCGTTGTACGGCTAGAGGAGCTGCTACTAAGAATTATGGACACGAGTTTGCCGATAATGTTGCTGACACTATTACATTGACGGTCAACTCGCAAAGCTCATCCTTTAATCAATCTGGTGGAGGAATGCTTTTCCTTAACTGTGCTCGTGCCGCCAGTAGTGCTTACACATTTCTCGGCGTAGACTCTGGCGACATTGCTGATAAAGAGTTTAACCTTCGTGGCGACGGCAATGCGTATGCCGATGG